CTAAGGGGGCGGACGGACAAAAGGGCGAGCGAGGGGAACAAGGCCCAATCGGACCTATTGGACCTCAAGGACCTATTGGGCTGACTGGTCCAAAAGGAGCAGATGGCCGCGACGGCGTGGGTATCTCGCAAAAGCTGACATTATCAGGAAATATACTCACTCTGTCGGATGGTGGGGGAAGTGTAACGCTGCCAAGTCAAGAAGCAAACACGCCAACCGGGCAAGCTAATGATTACGAAATCCACGGCACTGGTATGCCTAACGGAAAGGTTGCCGCACCAGTCGGGACGACCTATGTTGATACGGTTGCTACAAATGGCGCTTTGAAGTGGATAAAACGAACTGGAACGGATGACCAAGGATGGGAAGTTTTGACTGGTGATACCGGCTGGCGAACGCTTACTATTTCTTCAAAATTGGGTAATTCTTATCTAAAAGTACGTAGAAAAAATGATACCGTGATGTATCAATTCGGTGGTTTGAGTTGGGGTTGGTTCGGTATCGTGCGGCGTGGTGGGCCGGGGTATGCTGTTCAGCCATCTGATAGGGAGCGGAACGTTTTTATTTTAGGTTTAAACGGGATTCCGCAAGGGTTTAAATCAGAATTTAGCTTGATTGGTGGCATCTACAACGACAAGGGTACGCCTTATGGCACTTGGTATTTAGGTGGGCCAGCAGATAGAGATATGCTTCGTTTCCAATTTATTGACCCCGTTCCTACTGACCGAGATATTGGGGACATTCGAGTCAGTCCTATCATGTACCTGACTAACGACCCTTGTCCGACTAGATTGCCATAATTTTTAAAGGAGAATAAAAACGGCTTCACTTGTCGCTCAAACTATTTCAGCGCCGGGATTCAAACCATTCATTATGCTGTTACCGGCAAACTTGCGTAACAGGCCATCTTTCAGATGGCCTTTTTTCTTGGAGGCAAAAAATGAGTAACTCACTCAAATGGGTTAAATATATTCTTGAATGGCGTTTTCTTCCTGTACGGTTTCAGCAGTGGTTGTTCGGTACGGGCACGCGTGCGGTTGAATTTGTAAGTGGATGTTCGATGATTGGTTATGCGCTGGTCTTCGCATTCTCACCGAACGACATTTATAGTTGGCCAATATATTATAAATTCAAGGATATTTCAGAATTTACGTTGATATTGGTATTTGGCGGTGTCGGAGTGCTTCAACTGGCGGCGATGTACTGGCAGACATTCAAGGGGGAAGTGCTGTCGGGTTATATGCTTTTGGTATCAGCATTTATCTGGTATTTAACGGCGTATGCGTTTTGGGCGGCTTATCCGCCGGCGCATACAGGCATGGTTATTCCGCCCGTCTTGGCGTTCCTTTGCTTACTTGCTGGAAATAACTCACTTAAATTCTTGTTTTCGGAGGATAAATTCAAACGGAAACAAAAGGGGGAATAATGCACGATTTTTTTCAACTCGGCTATCTGTTCGCGATAGGGGGCGGCGTCATTGGTAGCGTGTGGTCAAGCATGAAAGACCATGATGCACCAGTATCAAGCCTGTTTGAAGCTTTGATTTCGGCGGTTGCGGCGGCGGCAGTAGCGGAACGGTTTTTAATGCTAAACCAAGTATGGACTTGCGCCATTGCGGGCGCATTCATCGGCATCTTGACAGGTCATGCGATGGATACCGTGCAGGCCATTGCCCCGGGACTAATGAAAAAATGGCTCAGAAAAACAGCTAACAAATTTATCGATAGTAAAGACTAGCAAAGGCCGTCTGAATATTCAGACGGCCTTTTTATTTCGAAAGGTAGAATATGACACAAGTAACACAAAATTTTAGTTTGCGTGAATTAACGCGTAGCGAAACCGCCCGACGTATGGGTGTTGAAAACATTCCGACTGAAAAGGAAATGCAGAATATCCGCAAGACAGCTGAGAAGTTGGAAGAAATTCGTGAATACGTTGGCCGTGGCATCATTGTTACAAGCTGTTTTCGCAGCGAGCGTGTGAATAAGTTGGTTGGTGGTAGCCCAACATCGGCACATCGTTTCGGTTCGGCGGCTGATTGTGACGCTATCGGCATGACTTCTTTTGCTTTTGCGCAAAAGCTGATTGAAATGCGTGATGTTGGAAAGCTGGTATTTGACCAGTTGATCTTGGAATTCCCGGAGCGTGGGGATGGTGCATGGGTGCACATCGGTTTCCGACACAATGGTGCCCAACGTAATCAGGTTATGACCTCCGTTAAACGCGGTGGGAAAACCGTTTATTTACAGGGATTGGTGCCATGATTCCGTGGATACTTAAAAACAGAATCATCACGGCCCTAATTGTGTTGGTGGTGGTTTTAGTGTGTTGGCTTGGCTTTGTTTATGGTGTCGCCATTCCTGATGCTGAAAAGCGCGGTGCAGCAGTCGCTACGGCAAAAATCAGCCAAGATTTTGCTGTTGCCCAAGGCCGGCGTGTTGCTGAAACATTGGAAAAAGAACGGGCGCGCACCGCTGAATTTGCTGCGATGCAAGCCAAAATAGAAAAGGAGAGAATCCATGCGAAAACTGTTATTAATAGCCTTCGTAGCGAGCTTGACCGCGTGCAGCAGTACGCCCGAAATCAAGGTGGCCGCCGAAACCTGCCCACAACCGATAGCACCGCCGGCGCATCTGATGAATCAGTTGCCAAAGGCTGGGCATTATTCGGAAAATGCACGGCTGAATATGCTGGAATGGCAGAAGTAGCAGACCAGCAAAGAAATGATTTGGCTGAATGGCAGGCTTATGGCCGTATTGTTTCTGGTGAATGAAAAAGCCCCCTTGCGGGGGCTTGCTCTATAAAAAAAGCGTACTGTATGGAAAGAGTAGGTTAAGAGAAGCTGATATTCAGATTTTTGCCAAGCTTTTCAGCGGCTTTTTCCAAAAAATCAAGTTTTGTATTGTGACGCAAATTCAGTAAGCGGTCAATTTGCGGCATGTGCACGTCTAATCTTCTTGCCATTTCGGCTTTCTTTACATTTTGTTGTACCATTTCATTAAGTAGCAGGATTTTAGCTGTTTCTAATGCCGGTAAAACGACAACATGCTCACCATCATTTTCTGAAGGCAGTGGGACTGCTTTCCTGTCTTCAAAGTATCCTTCTAATGCGCAAATCAGGCCGTCAATCGCTTCGATTTTTGCTGTATCTTCGTCTTCTCCGACTGCGACAGCTTCCGGAATATCTGGGAATGTTACTAATAAAGTACCATTATCGTCTGGCGTTAGAATATAGGGGTAAGCTAACATATAAACCTTTCATAGTAATCCAGTATAGTTATTAGGTAGCAAGCTCCTCCGAGCTTGCTCCTTTTTATTTCTTATTTATTTAAGATCTAAGTCTTTTTTGATTTTTTGAACCAATCCCGTACCGATTTCTTTGCTGCCGTGGTTTGGGAAAACTGATGTTTTATTACCAAGTTTTATTAATTGATGGCTTCCGCGTTTTAGCGTGGTAAACTCTACACCTTGAGAGAGCAGCCATTTCCTGAATTCGCTGTATTTCATCATTCACCTCCTTTCCATACAGTAAGGGTATAATACAACAAAAATGTTGTGATTGCAATACTAAATACAACAATTTTGTTGTATTTAGTATTGCTCAAGATGA